AGTTCGTGCATAGTTTTAAAGTCCCTGAGATATGAAGCATTTTTATTGTAGTGACGTGCCCTCGCTCCGAAGAACACGTCGTGTGACACTTCCGGTGGCTCGTAAATCGGTGGATTAGCTGACCCGCTAGAATGAGTGAATCTAGTTAAAGAGTAACTTTTTTGGTAAAAAGCCATTGAATTACCATTCAGATAGTTGCCAATAGCTCTAAAAATAGCTTGATCGCGTTTAGCCCATGAAATGAAAGTATTCGTAGCCGGTGTGACTCCTAAAGACTGGCGATTTGAAACATTAGAGCGTATTCTAGTAGGTGAAGTCAATATGAATGTGCCTAGGTAATAACAATAACTAGGAACTTGCCCCTTGCCCCAAGTTAATACAATCTTGCCAGCAATCTGGTCGCGCACAGATTCAACGCAATGTATATTATACGCAGTGACAGGGTCCCATTTATTGGTTGCTCGTGCCGCTTTAAGCAGAGGGAGCCAAGTTGCAGGTTGATGTAATTCATCGTGGTCCACGAATAGATTAGGATATCTAGTTTTCAGTGTAGTTTTCCCCTCGCCACTGGGTATGACTAGACAGAAAATAGTCTGGACGCTAACTAATGCAACATCGCAAATAGAACCAAGCAGCGGAGTTGCTGGGAGTCGAGTTAAAATTGCATCGCCACCCACCATCTTACCGCTGTCGCCAAATGGCTTGCTGATTCCATATCCGCCTAATGCCGATGGAGCTAACAGTAAATCGAGATTAGGAACGACTGATTTCTTCACACCACCAGACGTAGTGTACATAACCGCGCAGTTACGCTTAATAAGTGTGGTGAGTAGCTGACTTTTAACTTGTCCAGATCTTCTGACCACTTTACTGTACTGGTCAATGAAAGCACTGGCACGATCACCAGGATCGACGACCGAATCACGGAAAAATTCGCCCCCGATTAAACCCATAGCACTACGAACGGGGTAACCTGCGATTTTAGCCGCTGATGAATCATAATTCAGACGCAAGTATTCACCACGTTCTGAGTAATCAACAGTAATCTTAAATAGCTGTCCGGCATAACCCAATAAATTATATAAAATACAAGCAATAACCCCGTCTGTGACGTTGGCAGATGTGGCAAAAACGTCGTCACCTAAATGTGCTGACTCGTTGTGTAATAGCGGACGTCCGATGTGGGTCATAGCCCATTTATGAACTACCAAAAAGTATACCCTAGATAAATAAGTATTTTGAAAACTTGTTGCTCGTTCGCCAGATTGCATACTACGCACGACGCGCGCGATCAACCCACTCTCTGGATCTTCTAAAATAGTATTGAACCTAGCAGCTAAGACCCACTGCAAGCAGGCATTGAGATCAGTCTTCACTCTGCGTATATAGGATGCATCTTTACGGGTTACATCTAAACGCCGACTAATACCGCGCACAGCACTACCGAAGAGATCAGCCATGCTTTCTTGGGTATGATTAATATTAAAATCAGAAAAATCCCACATAACACCAGTGTTATATTTGAGATTGACTAATCTTCTTATATCACCAGTAAATTTAGCTTCGAGGTTATTAGCAGAAGTGTCCCAAGTGTTAGGAGCAAGAGCTTTCTCGAACATGTCAAGGATGTATGCTTGTATAACATAGTGCTCAACACTCGTGTTCCATATAGCCCGTATTTTGCCATTCTCATATTTAAGAGAAGCTTTCGACCAGAGTACTGCGCCACAGCTAACTTTAAGAATCTCTCGTATATGCGATTCAGGTATGATGAGTAGCGCTCCACGTTTGTTCATCCTTTCGGCAGGTGAAT